CGGCTACGGCGCACTTGCCGTTAAAGTTGCAAATGGTTCTTGCCACTTCAACTTAACCTGATAAAACCCTAGTAGTGACGGCCAGTCCGCTCCCGAGCTGGCCGCTCACCTAACTGCTTGAAAGGATTACGAGATGCCAACAATAGTTACGGCCACAGAGCTTAGGACGATTCTTGGCGTTTCGTCATCCTTATATAACGATGCTTATCTAAATGACATATGTGACGCAGCTGAAAACCTAGTGCTTCCAATGTTAGTCAGTTATTCAGCCCCAATTGCTAAGGTCGAGCGCTCCGATGATGTAGTCGTATTTACTACTCAGGGAGAACACCCTTTCAGCGTAGGTCAGTCAGTAGTAATTACTGGCGTTAATAACACCTTTAACGGAACGCACACTATTACCGATATTGGCCCAGATTTTTACTTTGAGTTTCCTAATTTTACCAACCCAGCCAACTTTAATATTGGCAATCTAAACCTAGAATTCACAGTCGCATTAGTCGGCGCAGATGTAATTGAATTCAATGTAATCCCTGCTGGCAAAGCAACCCTTACTGGCGCTTCAACCTATGTTGCTAATCCCAATGTAGAGGCAGCAGTCCTAACCATTTCAGTAGAAATCTTCCAAGCAAGAACCGCAGCAGGCGGATCAATAGAAGGCGTAGATTTTGCAGTAACCCCTTACCGCCTATCCAAGAATTTACTTGCAAAAGTAACTGGCTTACTTGGCCCATACCTTGATGTTGAAACTATGGTGGGCTAATGCCTGCCTCAACAATTGCCACAGATGTCAGAGGCGTTCTTAAAACTGCCCTATCTGGTCTAAGCGCAAATATCTATGACTCAGTTCCTGAAGCGCCTATAGTCCCTGCAATTATTGTCATTCCAGACTCGCCCTATATGGAGCTTGAAGTCTTAGGTAAGTCAACAACTCGCGTTAAATTAAATTACACCATAACTGCCTGCGTTGCGTATTTCAGCAATGCCGCTGCTTTAGATAACTTAGAGCAAATGGTCATTAGTATTCTTGGAGCACTAAATGCTTCCAAGTATGAGTTATCAATAGTCGAAAGACCTTCGGTAACCGAAGTGGGAACAACAACCTTGTTAGTTTCCGATATACGCTTGAGCGTCCGCTACGAGCAAACCGCATAGGAGACCCAAATGCCAACAACAGTAATAACTGGGCGCGATGTGACCTTCACACTCGATGCAGCTGCGTATGATGCCCAGGCAACCAGCGCTGTCCTAAGCTGCGACACAATCATTGAGACTTATCAAACTCTTGATGGTCGCGCTTATAAGTCAGTAGATAAGCAATGGACTTTCACAATTGAGTTACTTCAAGATTGGGGAGCTACCAGCTCTCTATTTGAAGCAATGTGGGCAGATGCAGAAGCTGCACCTAACACCGCATTAACAGTTGCTTTTACAGCAGTAACAGGAGCAGCGTTTAGCTTTACAGTATTGCCAATCTTCCCAACTGCTGGCGGAGCTGCTCCTGGAGCACTCACCGACACTTGGACGATGACAGTAATTGGAACTCCAACAGAGACCTTTAGCTAAGAGATCGGAGCATCGGGAGCTATGAAAATATCAATCACAATTAAATACAGCTCAGGCGAATCAGCTACTTACCAAGCTGGATTGCCAGAATGGGCTAAGTGGGAACGCAAAACTGGTAAGTCGATTTATTCGATGAAGGATATATCGGCCTACCAGCAAGCGGACTTCTTAGACCTTGCCTACTTTGCGTATAAGCGCGAGGCAGCAGGGAAGCCAACCAAGTCCCAAGAGATTTGGGAGCTGACAGTTGAGGAAATGACGATTGGAGATGAAAGCCCAAAAGTTACGAGTCCGGAAGCATCAACCGACTAATCATCGAGATTGCTATCGCAACTGGGATTCCGATGCCTTACTGGACAGATATAGACCAAGTAATGACGGCCATAGATATATTAAAGGAGCGTAGCGGTGGCAAGCATTGATGAGCAACGCGTCTTTCAATATGACAAAGGTGAGCTTAGAAAAATAGCGTCCGTAATAAGAAAAATGGGCGATGAAGGCAAAGAGCAAGCTAGAAAAGCTTCTAATGGTCTAGTTGAGTTTGCCGTTAAAGAAATTAAAAACGCAGCAGCTAGTCACCCAAGACCAAAACAAGCACAGCGAATAGCAAACGGAGTTAGAATAAGTAAAAGTTCAGTTGTTGGAGAATTTGGTCTTGGCTTTGCAGGTCAAAGATTCAGTGGCGGTGCTACCACACAATTAAACGAAGGATCAACTCGCGGGCAAAAAGGCATTTTGGCGGGTGTCGAATTTGGGGCAAGAAGACAGAAACAATTTTTGCCTAGAACCGCAAAATTTGGTTTAAGGGGCAATACTGGAACTTTCATTTGGCCAACCCTTAGAAGAATACAACCTGAGATAATAAAAAAATGGGAAGAATCTTTTGCTTCAATTGTCAAGGAATGGGATAAGTAATGGCTGGAAGTAGAACCCTTAAGCTTTCAATCCTTGCCGACATTGATAACCTTAAAAAGAATCTTAATGCTGGAGAGAAAGAAGTTGAAGGCTTTGGCGGTAAATTAGAAAAGTTCGGAAAGGTTGCAGCAGCAGCTTTTGCAGCAGCAGCAGCGGCAGCAGCAGCCTATGCAGTCAAGTTAGCCGTTGATGGTGTCAAGGCAGCAATTGAAGATGAGGCTGCCCAGCTCCGTTTAGCCAATGCCCTAAAGAATGTTACTGGCGCAACCCAAGCTCAGATTTCAGCGGTTGAGGAGCAGATACTTAAGACTTCTTTGGCTACTGGCGTTGCTGATGACCAATTGCGTCCAGCGCTCCAGCGCCTAGCAGTTGCCACAGGATCAGTAACTGAGTCCCAAGATTTATTAAACCTAGCCTTAGACATATCAGCTGCTACTGGTAAAAGTGTAGAAGCAGTATCTAATGCTTTAGGTAAGGCCTATGAAGGCAATACAGGCTCTCTAACGCGTTTAGGTGTTGGCTTATCTGCTGCAGAAATTAAAACCCTTGGACTAGAAGGAACTGTAAAACAATTAGCCGAAACCTTTGGTGGAGCAGCTACAGTTCAAGCCAATACTTTTGAAGGTCAAATAGCAAGACTTAAGGTGGGCTTTGATGAAGCCAAAGAATCAGTCGGAGCTGCTTTATTGCCTACCCTTCAAAGACTTTTAGATTACTTTATTAACACAGTTATCCCTAAGTTTATTGAGTTCAAAGATTCAGCATTAAAGCCAGTTACCGATGCAATTGCTAGAAATAAGGATTCTCTAACTATCCTTTATAACTTTATCAAAGACTTTGTAGTTCCCGTATTGATTAACAATCTTGGCGCAGCGCTTAGCTTTATTGGCAAAGTTGCTGGTGGCGTTCTTGATGTAATTGGCTTTGTAGTTAATGGAATAAAGAGCGCGGTCAATTTTGCCATTGATGCAATAAATGTTCTTATTCGGGCTTACAATGCCGTCCCACTTCTGCCTAATGTCGCTACTATCTCTAAACCTTCATTCTCAGCGCCTAGCACTCCAAGCAGTTCTTCGCTGCCAAAGATTGCGACCGCCCCTAGCCCAAGTATTCCTGCAGCTCCCAAGCCATCTACCACACCAAGCGCACCAGCCACAGCAGCGACAACTCCTAGCGCCCCATCAACACTCGTTCCAAGCGGTAACTCCATCCCTTCTAACTTTGATGTAGCAGCAGCTAGACGCGGCGAAGAACGCGGCAATGTTATTGTCAATGTTAATGCTCCATCAGCCATAGATGAAGAAGGATTTACTAGAGCAGTTATCTTGGCGTTAAATCAGACTCAAGCCAGAACGGGTGGCGGGGGTAGCCAACTAGTCTTATGAGTATCTGGAATCCTATCTATCGCGTTAAGGTAAATGGATCAACAGTTACTGGCGCAACACTTAGCGGCTTAACTATTACCTCTGGTCGCACCGATATTTACTCTCAGCCAATTGCTGGATATTGCAACCTAACACTTATCGAGACTGCTGAGGCATCAGTTCCCTTTGAGATTAATGATGCAGTAACTATTGAAGTCCAAGATTCAAGTGCAACTTATGTTAATTTATTTGGTGGCTTTATTACAGATTTAGGCATTACAGTTCAAAATTCTGGCTCAACTGCAATTAGTCAGCAAATCAAAATAGTAGCCGTAGGAGCTTTGGCTAGATTAAGTCGAGCCGTATATGTAGGTAACTTTGCCCATCAATTTGATGGTGACCGAATTCTTGAATTGCTTAGCACAGTTTTATTCGACCAATGGAATGAAGTGCCAGCTGCGGAAACTTGGGCAGGATATGACCCACTTGTTCAATGGCAGGATGCAGAAAATACCGGACTTGGAGAAATTGATACCCCAGGAGATTATGAGCTACACTCTGAAAACAATCTTAATGACACAGTTTATAACCTAGCCTCTCGCTTTGCGACTAGCGGACTTGGCTACTTATACGAAGATGCTCAAGGCCGTATCGGATATGCAGACTCCACCCACAGGGCTCAATATCTGGCAATTAACGGCTATGTTGATTTGGATGGAAACGATGCCATTGGCCCAGCGCTATCAATTCTAAAAAGAGCTGGAGATGTCAGAAACTTAATAACAATTGCTTATGGCTCTGCTGGCAATCAAAGCATTACAGACAGCGACCCTGACTCAATTAGCCTATATGGGCAATTGGCAACGACTATAGCCACCACTCTTAGGAATCAGAATGACGCTGAGGATCAAGCTGAGTTCTATCTTGAAATTAGGGCTTATCCTCAATTCGCACTTAGGCAGATAACTTTTCCAGTAGCCAGCCCAGAAATCCCAAATGGCGAGCGCGATGACCTACTAAATGTATTTATGGGCCAACCGCTTAATATCATCAACTTGCCAGCGAATATGGTAGGTGGAGAATTTCAAGGATTTGTGGAGGGTTGGACTTGGACAGCCAGCCTGAATCAGCTCAACTTGACTCTAAATGTCTCGCCCTTGGCTTTTAGCCTTCAGGCGTTCAGATGGAACTCAGTCCCAGCGACTGAGACTTGGAATACAATAAGCCCGACTTTGGACTGGCTCAACGCTACAATAGTTGCATAGGAGACTAAATGCCGAATACTACTAATTACAATTGGGCAACGCCAGCAGACACAGACCTTGTCAAAGATGGCGCGGCCGCTATCCGCACACTTGGATCATCTGCTGATACCACTGTAAAAAATTTAAATCCCGGAACTACTGCAGGAGATATTGATTATTACACTAGCAGCACAGCCAAGGCGAGAATTGCTATTGGAACTGCTGGCCAAGTATTAAAAGTGAATGCTGGTGGCACTGCTCCAGAATGGGGAACGACTGCTGATCAAACGCCGCTTACAACTAAGGGCGATTTATTTACTTTTAACACCGCAGATGCAAGATTGGGCGTTGGAGCAAATGGAACAGTTCTTACTGCGGATTCTGCGGAAACGACAGGCTTGAAGTGGGCTGCGCCTGCTGTTGCTACGAGCGGTTTAACTTTAATTACCAGCACTACGATAAGTTCAGCCACTTCAAGGTCCATTGATAACTGCTTTACTTCAACTTATCAAAATTACAAAATCTTCATTGCGACTAGCGCTGCGGCTTCTACCGCCATACTGTCATTAAGATTAAGAGCATCATCAAGTGATTCAAGTAGCAACTATCGTTATGCTCGTTTAATTTGTAATTTTAATGGCGTTAGCGCTCAAATTGATGGGGCTGGAACTGATGAATTTTTTTGTGGTGAAGCATCGGACACAGGCGTTAGCGGTTTAGAATTAACGCTTTACGGCCCTGCTGAAACTAATGAAACTGCCCTACATAGCATTTTTGCTGGCAGAAACCCAACAAATCCAATTGTCCAAATTTTTAGCGGAGAGCATACAAC